ATGTAGTATATCGGAGCAGACTCGGTTCTTTTAATTATTTCTTCGTGCCAATTCCATTTATGTTCTACTGTGCCTTTAGGCACTAACATTGTACCACCATTCTGCTGATATTGACTAGGCCAAACGTGTGTCTGATCAGCCTCCCACGGCACTGGTTTAAAATGAAAATCAAAATCAGTATAATTATTCAGTCCGTCAATAAACCAAAAGTAGTTTGTTCTGCACTGACTGTTTGCTTGTTCTAGTGAACTTGCAGGTTGTTCAAAGGCAAATAGATTAGGCTTTGGGCCTTTATAGAATACATCAAACATCGATCTGTTTTATATCAATTTGGCATTTATCGAGAAAATTTATACCATCAGTGCTTCGATATTGAGTGCCATAATACACAGATTTAATCCCGCTTTGAAAGATTAATTTAGCACAATCTAAACAAGGACTGTGCGTAATAAACATAGTGGCGCCATCCCCACTTTCACTGCTGCGGGCTAGTTTACTTATAGCATTTGATTCAGCATGAAGTACTTCAGGCTTAGTCTCTAAAAATCGAATTTCACCATTGGGCCATCGTATTTCGTCTTCGCAGTTATTATTCCATCCAGATGGCATTCCGTTATAGCCTATACTGATAATTCTATCATCTTTAACAACTATTGCCCCTACATGAAGCCTTCGTGCAGTACTGCACTCTGCAAAAATTTTTGCAGTTTGCATGTACGCACGAATCATTTTTTCTTTCACTTTAATCCCATGGTTTGTCTAATTTTAGTTGCACTGATACTGTGAATAGTGTCATCAAACACTTCTTGTTCTATTTTATAACCTACATCTCTACCATACGTTATATTAACAATATTAGGTACAACTTGAATAGTATACTGACCTTGATACAAAGGATCAAGATCACGTTTTATCAAGTTAGTGACTTGTTCTATAGCAAACGGATTACTGCCTTGCCAACCTTGACAATCTCTGATCATAATACATACTTGACCTGTTTTGGCCATAGCACGGTCAAACAATGCACGATGACCAGCATGCCATGGTTGCCACCGCCCTAACATTTGTACAGTTTCTTTTTTCCAATCAAAAATAGGACGACGTTTATTGTTTAAGATGTGGTTCCCCACAAATGGTACCCATTTGTCTGCGTTTTGTTCAGTAATACGAAAATCATAAATGTCTGGCGGAATAAAAGCTTTATTGGTATCTTCATACCGACCAGCATCGATGGTGTCAATCCAAATAGTCCAGTCTGCCTTAAAATTATGTCGCATTTCGGGCAACGGTGCAACAAAGTCACAGATAACAAAATCACCCGAACATTCTAAAGCAAATTGCGCCATACGTAAACTTTGACGAATGCGGCCTTCTCGACTGAAATCCCAATCATTGTATTTCTTGCGAATCTCGTCGGCATTAAACCAAGTAACTTCAGCCTTCCAAGTTGTGGGTAAAGATTCTAGATTGAGCATTCTGGATGTTGGCATATGAGAAATATCGCTGAAATTTTCTAAATAAGTTTTTAGTCTTTCAGCAAAATATGTTTTGCCTGCACCAGGCAAACCCATTATAAGAATTTTTTGTCTACTCATTGATACTCCTTTTTAAGTAGTTAAACATTGCATGGGCTACGAAAAAACTCTCACATTATATAGTGTTTGAAAATCATCTGCGTCTTTTCGATTATTCACCATTGGTTGACCACGAATATTTAGACTTGTATTTAATAGAATAGGACAGCCTGTTAATATAAACCATTTTTCTAATAATTCTCGAATTCCGGAATTATCCTTAGGCACAGTTTGTACCCGGCTGGTATTATCATAATGTGCAATAGCGGGGAATAAATCAGGATAACGACAAGGGGCAATAAACTGCATATACCTGCTTTGTTTTGTAGGCATTTCAAAATAGTCGTCGGCCAATTCTTCTAATATTACTGGTGCAAAGGGTCTGAATTTTTGTCTTTGTTTTATTTCATTAACTTTATCTTTAATATCTGTTCCTCTGGGATCTGCTAGCAAACTTCTATTGCCCAATGCTCTAGGACCGAATTCGGCTCTACCATTGGCAATACCCACAATTTTATTTTTTAATAATTCATCTAATAAAGAATTTACTGGATAGGGTCCTGGTATATTATGGCCTAAATAACAATTGGTCCAATTAAGTCGTTTACCGTACACTAATGCTGCTGCTCCTAGACTACTACCTGCATCTCCGGGATTAGGCATTATCCAAATATTTTTAAAATATTCAAATAACTTCGCGTTAGCCAAACAGTTCAAAGCCACACCACCCATGTAAACTAAGTTGTCTGACCAATTGTAATTTTTAGCACGTTTCATAACATTACAAATTAAATTTTCAGTCAGTGTTTGTGCGCCTGCAGCCACATCCATTGGATCTAGATAATTTGTATGAGATAAGTCTGTGCCTAGATGAAAGTTATCGGTAAATTCTAAATTCCACTCATCTTTAATAAAATGATTCTTTAGTAAATTTGAATAATCCCGATCACCATAAGCACTCATTCCCATTAAAATATATTCTTCATCTAATGGTTTGAGTCCGACTGCTTTGGTCATTGAACTATAAAACAATCCTATACTATGAGGATAGTACTTTGTCCAAAGTTTTTTATACACCGCACGGTTATCTCGATACTCTGCAGCATAGATAGATACAGTTTCCCATTCTCCAATGGCATCTATCACTACTACGGTGGCACGGTCAAAGTCACTGGTTTGAAAACCCGCGGCTGCATGACTTAAATGATGATTAAACGTTTGAATGTCGCATCCGCAAAAGGCGTTACCAAAATATTTTCTAATTATTTGTTGTTTAGTAATAGCGTTACATTCTATACCTTGCCCTGCATAGAATTGCCTCAGTTGCTTTTGTAAAGGATTTTCATAATAGCCAATTTTAGTTATATCATATTCTTTTAATTCGTCAATTAAACCCGAATCAATATTATGATCATTTTTTATTTTACTGTATCTTTCACTGTGAGCTGCAAACTGTATGTTTCCAAGAATGTCTAAAACACACACAGCAGCATCATGAAAACCAGCCGAAACGCCCAATATATGCATAAATTTTTTCTGCTACAATCTTGTGACCATCTTCTAAAAAATGACCTCCGGGGCCTTCTTTAGAACCGTGAGCCCATTCTGTAAATCCATCATAGGGCCATCCTACAAAATAAGTGGTATCAATTTTAGATGTAAGATCAAGATTTTGATCTTTGAAAACATAATTATTCCATTGCGACATATGAGATTGAACCATTATATATTTTTGATTATTTTGTTGTAGAAAATTTTGTAATAATATCACATCTCGTAACCAGTTTCTTTGATACCAATTAACAGTCTTACCTTCCACATAAATTTCATTGATATAATTAATAATCTTTGCTCTAGTATATTCTAAACGTTGAATATTCCTTCCTGGCCAGACAGAAAATACTCCCTGTTTATCAATAAAATCTGTTCTTTCTGGATTAGTAAATGCAATAATGATTAAATCTGCATCTCCTCTAAAGACACATGACATTGTTTTTTTTATAATACGTAGATTACTACATGCTTGTTTTCCTAAATTTGTAGTAGGATGCATCAGCATATTAGATAAGATTCCCGGCCATGCTAATTTACTAGGTCTAATGCCGTTGCCTGTGTCTGGCAATTCTGCACCAAAAGTAAAACTGTCACCGATACAATATATCATTTGTAAATAAATGGGTCTCTTTTACGTAATTCTTTTAATTTTTTTCTATATCGAATTTCGAGTTTTATTCTGTGATATAATCGTAATAACCATGCCATATCAAGCCCCTTGTAAAATTTGACGACTACTGTAATCATAACCGGGGATCAATAGTTTAATTTGCTCATGATAATAGTTATCGTCCGTCCAATTATAATTATAAAAATTAGTTAGTTCTCCTGCAGTAATGCAGTATATGTCTAAATGTTTTGAAAGCACTTTTAAGATTTCAGACTGATTTTTGGTTCCAAAGCTTTTGATTAAATCAACTTGTCCTATAGAGTGGTAACCGAAATTGTAGATTGAGTCATTGATATCGATTTTATTTTTTACTAACCATTTTTTAAAATTATCTATTTCTAAATTATGCCAGGGGAAGTTTCCATTATATGTAATACTGTTTCCCCATTCTATATCAAATTCACCGCTATAGTATTCTAAATGGGTAATAGCCGAACAGGTAGCAATATCTAAATCAGCAGCATCTTCATCCCTAAATACCTCGAATAAAGTTTTGCCTATTTGTGACCAATGCAGATAAACCTCACCAAATTTTCTATCATAGTTTTTTTCATTGAATATTTGTTTATGTTCATCTGGAAATTTATATCGGTGGGCAGTTAGAAATGTCGTAATTTGACTGGGCCTAATCCACAGTGGCATATTGTGTTTTTTTCTTATACTAAGCATTAGTGCTTCTGCTTCGTGGCACAGATTATTCAATTGTCTTATTGCAAATTTTGTTTTGTAATCTGCTTTTTTATAATAATCGCTTAACCCATTAACTGTTCCTTGTAAACGTTCAAAATGAAAATGAAGTTTATTCATTAATTCATGATTTATTTCTAAATTAGAAAACATGACTTCAGGTGTAAACGTTTCTAAGATTTGATATTCTGAACTGAAATAATTGTTAATAGTTTCCTTAGCCCAACTTAATTCCTTACATATATAACTTAAATTTCTATCGCTATCGGGAAATCCTAAAAAACAAAAATTCTTTTCTAAATATTTGTTAGATTGTAATAGTCCTTGCAACGCAGCATACCACAGTTTTGCCAATGGTGTGTCATATACATCTATATGATAAGTTATCTGATCTTCTTTTAAAAGAGGGTTTCTAAGTGTAACATTAACATTCAATTTGATTCCACCATTTCAATAATTCAGGTTTTTGAGCAAGTATTTCTTCAAGAGTAATCGATTGTGTTCTTATTTTTTCCAAATGTAATATTCTCTTCTTGCCGTTATATAATCCTTTTTGGTATTGTTCGGGCCATTCCTCTTGAAAAGTAGGCCTCGATTTTAATTGTACTAGAATATCTCTCATACTGGGTATGTGTAAATCACTGTTCAAAATTTCGTCTATCCAAGGATGTAAAATTGTTTTTGGTAGTGATAAGGGACTTAAAATAATGTTAGGACTTAAACTAAAAACTACTTTCGATAATACATCTACATTTTCTTTTTCTGCAAGTCGCTGTATATTAATAATTTCGAACATTCCGGGCAAAGTGAGCGTAAAGTCAATTCGCATTTGACGTCGGTGACGTTGGATTTCAACTCCTTTACGGAAGTTTTCATACCACGAATCATAATTAAGACCTGTTCTAATGTATTCTCCGATCTTACCTGTGCCGTCCAAACTTGCACATATTTGCCAATCACCAAGCCTAGAAAGAATATCATTATACAAATCAATACCTTTATACTTAACTCTACTGAGATTTGTGTTATATCTTGCATAAACATTCGGACCGTCTCCTAACTCAATTATTCTTTGCATATACCGCCAATGTTGTTCGTACATCAGCGGTTCGCCACCAACCCAATAAATTTCCTCTACACGATGTTCCTCTACTGCTTGACTAAATTCTTTTTCAATTTGATCACTTTGAAATTGTTCAATTTGTGTTTTTACATCTGGCTGCATCCAATGGTTTTTAGGATCATGCCAATCTATCATGTTGTGTTGACGTTGCTCCGTTTCCCAACTGCTGCTTAACATATCACCGCATGTACGACACTTATAATTACACAGATTACTAAATCTATAATCCCAACTTACAGGTTTCATAGTGGTGTAACCAGTGGTCTTATCTGTATTTTCTAATACTTCATTATACTTATGAGAAAATAAATTGTTAAAATAACTACGGTAAACATCTGTATTCAATAACTTATTATTGCATACTTCACATTCAGGCAAAATTTCACCTGCTAACATTCGTTTCCGAACAGATTTCATATGATCGGAATTCCAATGATCTTCTAAAGTTAAAGGAATATATTTTCCAGTGCCTGCTGTTGTATCTATATACTGTTTAAAATTTTGTGCTGGCTCCCTACTAGTACAACACATACGTCGTTCAGTCTGTGGACTCAAATAAGTGTGAGTCCAGGGCGCAAAACAAAAACTCTTATTCATATCCCATTGCCTTTGCAATATCATAATGTGTATTAAGAAAACTTTGATTTCGATAATTATCTGTCTGTTTCATTCTAGTTAAAAAATCTTTGCCGTCGGATGCCGGACCATTCTTAATAAAATTAATAATTTGATTAATTTGGTCTGCGTAAAAATTATTACTCCATTTTATATTAGATAATTTATCAATGACTAATTTTTTAGCAGAATGAGTTAAATTTTGAACACACATAAATTCCGGGCCATGTAAAATATTAAAATATATATTATCGAAATGTTTTGTATCTGCCCAATTTAACAATTCGTCTAAGTAATAAACATTTTGTATATTTACAGTGAAACAAAGTTGTGTTGTTATATTAGATTGATTCCTTCTTAGTTCATGCACTTCGTCTATATGTTGATTTACTTGATTCCAATTAGCGCCATAACGTTCATATTCAAATTTTTTGTCAACGTTGTCAACACTAAATGCAATTTCTACCCTATTGAATTTTTTAAATAAATTAACATGTTGTTTTACACTTTGTGTTCCATTTGTATTATAATGAATGTCAATTTGTGAACTTAATCCTTGATCAACTGCAAACTCTAAAAGTTGAAAGTGTTCTTCTATCAACCATGGTTCCCCTCCAGTAAATTCAATGTATTTGACATCGGGCAATAATCTTTCTAAGTTTTTCCAAAAATTTTCAGAATTTCTTGGCCATGCTCCTTGCTTTAACCATTTGTATGCTAGTGTCTTCTTTTTATCTACAATATTTTCTAAATAATTTATTTCTTCTTCTGCCCATTTACTACTACTCCAACTTCCACATATTCTACATTTTAAATTACAGATATTACCTAATTTTAAATCTAAAAACCATAACTGATTAGGTGTGTCATTTTGCCAGTCTACTAATTCATACAATTCTTTAAGACGTATTTTACTGTTTATTCTTTTACTGTCTTTTCCTACTGATTCTTCTTCCCAACATTGCTTACACGTGGCAGGTTTATTACCTAATCTAAAATCTTGTCTAAGTTTTATCATGTAATTACTTTTGTAGATTTCTTCTAATGTTGTTTTAGTTAAATCGTAGGGCACACCTTGATCGTCCAGTATTTCTTCTTTGGCCAAGCAACATGGCCTGGCTGTTCCAGTGGGACTAGTTTCTACACTTATCCAGGGTAACATACAAATTGTTTTAGGAAGCATCATGTTTTAAAAACCCTAATTCAGGAAAGGTATTCCAAAAATTTTCAGATCTATTGTGATCTAGTTTGTCAACTTCTTCTACAAATTTTGGTAACAAATTATTTTCGTGTTCTTTCATCATAAATTTAATTGCACTACAATATCCATTGGTTGCTCGTTCTAAATCATCATGAGGCGCTAACCACTCTAAGTGCTTTTCGTATGCAGGTTTTATTATTTTCAATTTGAATTCTTCAGGAAATATATCAATCCTGTACCAGTCTGGACCTTGACAGATATTAAAATTAAAATCTTTGTGTTTAACTAATCCTAACTCTACCCATTCTTTATGAAAATCTAAAATATGTAACACATTCATTGCACTTATAGTAGCAGCAATATAAAAATCAACGTGCGGCACTTTTTCCATCATTAACTGCCGATTTGCCACAGTTTGCTTCCATATTGTGCCTTTTCTCATAAGTTCTGCCCGTTTACCGCTGGCATCTAAGCTAGCACCAACACTGACATTTTTAAAGTGCTTCCAATAATCAAAAACATGTTTATCTTTATAAGACAGTTCACTAAAGTTAGTATTGTATTGTATCCTTACATCTGTTTTTCCATATTCTATTAATTTTTCTAATAGATAATAGTGTTCCTTCATGATTAAAGGTTCGCCACCTGCAAAATACACCTGTTCTAAATACGGAATATGTGGTTCCATTTGTTCTAACATGCTTTGTTCATTGCCTGCAGTGTATTCAATTCTTTCCATATCACGACCAAGAACATCAGGCACTTTATTGTACATTTTTACATAATCATTATACCAATTACTACTAAAAATCGGACCGCATGTTCTACATCTAAAATTACATAAATTTGAAAATCTTATGTCCCAATATCTAATTTTAAAATCTTGTGTATAACCGGCTTCGCTAGTAGAATTAATTTCATTAACATGGTGTCCGTAATTACGGTTAGAATCATATCGCATACTAAAAAAACCATTAGATTCTTGCTCGTAGCACTTTTTACAAACCTCGCTAGGTTTTTCATTTAGCATATTGCGTCTAAGTTCTTTATATTTTTCATTATTCCAAACTTCAATCATTGTGTTTTTTCTAAGATCACCTACTGGATGCCAATAATCTGCTAAACAACAAGGGTACACTCTTCCGTCTGGATAGGCATGCATATGCACCCATGGCATCATACAAAAGTATTTGCTTTCAGTTAGTTTAAATTTTTGATCATCAGTTAATTTATCATATTCAATAAAGTAAGGTGACCTATCTAGATAATTAAACCCTTTGTTATAGAACTCTTTTATGCTCATAATGAGTTAAACCAGTCTGCTAAGTTTGGAAATGTTGCAACAAAATTTTTACCGCGTCTTTGATCATATTGCAGATAAAACTGTTTAAAATCATTTTTTAAATGTGGCAAATCGAATGCTTCACTGTGAGGAGTTTTAACTGAATATAAATAATCTATTAGACGTTGTAAATGATTTATTTCATGTTCGTGTAAGTAATTATGACCTTTATGTTTTACCAAAAAATTAATTAATTGATCTCTATATTTTATCCTCATCTCAATTGGTAATACTAACGGACTTTGAAAACTCGGGAATCTAAGTATATTAAGTGTAATATTGGGATAATCTCTTCCGTATCTTTTTTTCAAATCAACAATTATCTCTAATAGTTCTGGCAGACTGTCTAAACATAAAGCGTTAACTGTACACATAATATGTAGTCGTGCTAATTTTTTACTTTCGATTAGTTTTATAATATTAGACAGCCAATCATTGTAGTTTAATCCATCCCTAATATATTCAGCTTTGTTTCCTACACTTTCATTACTAGTATAAAGATCAAAAGTTAAACCTTCTACTGCATCTAACAATTTATCTACATCAACTTCAGTTCCAAGATTACTATTAAGCGCCAGTCGTGTATTGCTTTTACCTTTATTTTTCTTGAACCATTCTAAAAGTTTCCAAGTTTCCCCACTCATTAAAGGTTCACCACCTGTAATACGCAGTTCATTTAAAGTTTTGTGTAGGTCAGATTCCCACCATTTAAAAAATGCCTCTACATATGGATTGTATTCACCAAATTTATGTAATTGACTACTATCATGTGTATGAGTAAAATGATTTCTACCATCACTGATTAAATTGGTATAAGGGCCATTTTTCTTTATGTCGTTAACCCAGGTACTACTAAAAGCTGGATTACAATAACTACAAGCAAATTGACAAGTTCTATCAAATGCGATTTCTAAAGTTTTTAAATTAAAATCTTGATTACTGTTCGATTTAAATGCAAAATCCAGATCTTCTTCTTTATAAATTTTTGTTTTATATACTCGATCGCTGATAGAATCCTTATTCATATCTTCGATTTTCCAACAGTATTCACACCCTGAAGGTCTTTGTCCTATTTGCATTTGACTTCTTTCATGCTTTTTTGTTTCTGTATTATGCAATAGTTTAGGATTCAATTTAACTTGTTCCACATCAACTTTGTGGGGCAAAGGATGATGACAACTAGTAGTCATTCCGCTACCTAACCATATAGTGGCGTTATACCATTTTGCTGCACAGAAAGAGTTTGACTTAATGTCAATCACACGTCTTTTATACTCAATATCAGATTCTGATGTCATATACATAATTTTTCTTTAACTTCCAATGGCAAATACATTTCTTTTCTGGACTCCCATTCTTCTATAAATCTTTTAAATTGTTTATGTAATCCACTGTTAAATTTAGAAGATTGTAGGTAAGAGATTATATTTTGAAATCCGTTAACTTTTACTTCATGCTTATAATTTTTCATGTAAAATAATATTTCGTCCTTTGTTTTATCTGGCATAACCGAAAAACTTTGAATCTTTGGTTCAGTGCAAACATGAAAATTAAAAAATAATTCTGTCATTGGAAATTTTTCTTGCAATGACTTAAGAAAATTCAAAAAGTTTTCAATATCTAATATAGTGATACAGGTCATAAGACTTTGTATACCTATTCGACATGCTTTAGAATTTTTTATAAAATATAGCAAATTATTCAAAAACTTATCATAGTCTAAATTATATCGATTAAAAGTAGATAGCGGAAAAGTACAATCTAAACTAGCCATTACATCTAATTGTAAATTATTTTCATTCTCTAATTCTATTAATCTTTTTATTACATCGATTTCACAATTTAGATTAGTTGTAATCGACAAGAATGTATTATTAAGTTTACTGGCTATTTTCCAAAAATGCTTGTTAAGTAAAGGTTCTCCACCTATTATTGTTATTTTATCTGGTTGTTCTTTTTCTATTATCTCTAAATTCAACCGCATTGTTTCATTTATGTCTTTTTTTTCAGATATTTCATAAACAAATCGATCAGTGAAAACAGGATATTTTTTTTGCTTTACATCGTTTTCCCATTGACTACTAAGTCTTGGGTTACAATATATACACTGCATATTGCAACTGTTACCTAAATTAATTTCTAAATTTTTCGTAGATCGATTAACATTTAAATATTCTGTAAATTTATTTTTATCAAATTTTTCTAAATATTCTTGTCTTAAACTAGGTAAATTATTATTTTCTACACTCCAACAGTAGTTACATGAAGGATCCTGCACACCGTCTAATAGATTTTGTCTTTGATTTTGAATTATACTTTTATAATCTTTTTCAAAAATTATCGGAGCAGCCTTACAACAACCATACACATAGTTTTGTTGCATATGTACAACTAAATCATCCCACTTGGCAGGACAAAATGTTTTAGGAATTGGATTTTGCATAATGGCTGCATTCTAAATAAAATTCCCGCATTTCAGGAAATATATATCCAAAATTAGTGTTACGTCTTATATCATGTTCTTTAAAAAATTTATAAAAGTTTGCCTTATTATTTTTTAAGATTTCGACTGGCAGTTTTTGCCCTTCTCGCATCCAATCAATTACTCTTTGCAATCGTTGTAATTCGTAATCCTTAAAGCCTTTAAATGGTTTATCAGACGTTTCTAATTTTTTAAGCATGAAACTCCAAACAAATTCTAGTTTATCTACATAACTTTCAGGTAAAAGTTGCACACTGAGCCATTCAGGATTTCTTAAAATTGGAGTATCAAACCAAACTCTTTGATAAGTTTTGCTATAAAGTTCTCTCAGTCCATGTATATTAGTAATTAAATCAATTACGCTACTAACATTCAAAGCATTCATAGTAATTATAAATGTAAGACTACTACGACTTGGAACTTCAGTTAAAAATCTATTTACGTTATTCCACAATCTCTCGAAATCTAATCCATACCTAATATATTCTGCTTTGGCAAAAACAGTATCTAAACTGACAAATTGCATAAAGTGCTCAATTTTTTTATCGTCGTTATCACAAAGTCGTTTTACATAATCTAAATAACGATCAAACAATTTTGGTTCGACGCTAAAATTACTAGTCACATTAAGATGCAATTTAGAACTGGGGTTGGCTAATACATAGTCAAAAACTTTATAAGTATTAGGGTCCATTAAAGGTTCGCCACCTGTCATTCTAAAATGTTCTAATTCAGGATACAATGTAGGCCACCATTGCCAAAATGCTTCTACATAAGGATTATACTCTCTAGCAGGAATAGGTCGACGACTTCCGGTGAAGTGCTCAGGAGCATTGTGTGGTACTGAAGTTGGATATGCACCATGTCTGGCAACTTCATCTGCCCAAGAACTACTAAACTGGGGGCTACAATAACTACATTTTAAATTACAAGCGTGATTAAAATTAACTTCAACGTAACTAGGTAAGACATCTTCGTCTCCTGTACTAGATTCAATAACATCAAAGTCTTTAGCAGCCCATGGTTCTCCACTACGGTAATGCCTATCACTGAGATTACCTAAATCTTCTTGTGTCCAACAATAACTGCATTCATCAGGCCGTTGTTGTTTTAACATTATTTTACGTTGTTGTTTTTTGTAAGGTGTATTATGCAGTGCGCTAGAATTGTCTTTTAACAGATCTGCCGGTATTTGATGCAAAGGTGGATGGTAGCAACTGTTGTTTAATCCTGTGGGCAAATGCAAACTAACCTGTTTCCATTTAGCAAGACAAAGAGTCGGGCCTAACTTTTCTTTTGCATCTTCGGCTGAACTTAAAAATACACTTTTTGTCATTGAGCAAGCACCATAGTTTCTGTAAATATAGCACCTACATTTTTGAATGTACTTTTGTAATGATGTTTAAAAAATTTACTTTGCTCTGCATCTAATTCAGTGATAGGTAAACTAAGCCTGTTTTTCAACTGTTCAAATAATTGTTCAGGAGGACTATGCTCAAATTTTTCCCACAAATTTTTAAGTTTGTCAAAATTTTGTACTTCTTTGTAATCCCAGTCTGTCAGCATAGTTAAATAGGTTCCTAACCTTGACCCATATATAGCCCAATCGCCATTTTCAACGTCCCGTCCCACTGTCTGCCAAATACAAAGATGATCATAATTTCTTACATGAACTGCCTGTTCAAATTCCTGTAGTGTCGGGCGGCTACCTCTGTTCAAACACATTTTAACACCTTCTCTAAAGCCTGCCCGCCAAGCCTGGAATGGAGTTGCATTGGGGTATGTAGTGCTATAGCAATCATGCATAGCCCAATATTTAGGATGAAAACAAAATTCTACCTGTGTTTCATCCGTGCCATCAGTTGCTTCATGTGTTCTCATGTTAAGGGCAAATTCTTTAGTCCAACAACTTAGTCCACCATTGCCATACATCAAACCATTTATATGATTACGTGCTTTCCACCTAAATACACAGTCTCGATTGTTTTCGTTTAATTCAAGTTGACAGTTAAAGAAATTGGGATCTGGTATATTGTCCCCATCTATCAGCACAAAACGATCAGTATCACTGGCCAAGGCTGCTGCTTTATGTGCAGCATCACTACCTTTAACTCCATCTACACGTTTAGCCCATGGTACCATATTTTGAATACGAATCCAAAATTCTTCCTTGAGTGGTTCATCATAGGTTAAAAAAATACAGTCTAAGTCTGCAATATCAATAATTTCGGTAGTCATAGTATTCCGTATCTGTATAAGATTCATCTTGCTCTATTAGTAAAGCAGGATTATTCTTTACTGTTAGAAACCCTGTTGTACTTTTTACGATTTGTTTCAGTTGCCCTGCGTTGTCTTTACGTTCTATTAGTTTATTTTTTATAACAATATACTTGTGAAAATTATCGAATTCATCTTTTGAAACAATTAAGTAAGGTCTGTCAGGAAGAATTTCATCTTTTTTTAAACAACTGGTGTTGGTTATAAAACCATTTTCATCATAATAAACTCTATATTCATATTCGATAGGAATTTCTTCTACATGAATTAGTGCTGTTTCAAATGCTTTGATAAGTTCAAGCCAACTTGGATCTTCTATAGATTCGCTCATAATGGTCTATCAATTCATCTGTGCAATATTCTTTATCATAATAATGAACCGGATAATATTGATTAAGATTGTTAACTCTAATTATTAATTCATCTATTTCACTATTAACGCTATTTTGCCAACTTTCGTCGGTGTTACCCCAGCAATTAATTGCAGGTTTTAAATGTACAAAATTAAAAAAATCTAAGGAGGGCAATGTGCAATGTTCGGGTCCAATTATTTTTGCTGTAACTGCATAAAGAACATCTGTACTAGGTGTATCTTCTCTGACATTCAGTAAAACAGTTTTCAAATCATTCCAAGAATGTAAAACTTGTTGTGCTGTTTCAAAAAATTTGGCTGCTAAATGACTATACCTAAAATACATCATACCATTATACAGATCAGGCAACTGATTGTCAACGAAAAATTTTCTATAAATCGAATACTCTCGATTTTCTGATCTATAATTTTTACAATGGTAACTAAAAACAATATCTTTTAATCTTAAAGCCGACCACCAATGGTTCATGGATCTAGTAAACAATAAATCGCTTTCTAATTTAATTGTTTCTTTGTATGGAGTTAACTGAAATATTTGGTATTCATTGGCTAATTTCCAATCACTATCCTCAGCATTTTCATCGTATGGCAAATCAATTATATTATCAAATATATCTATCCAATTTCTACCTGTTATTGTGTTTTTAGTTTTTTTATCAACTATAACAGAATAACTTGCATCTTGATGAATACTTTTTATGTTCAATGCTTGCAAGTAGGCTAACTTAAGATAGTCTACTGTCTCAGTATTTTGTGCAAATGTGACAAAGCCTTTACCTTGTTTATTCATCGATCATGTCCTGCACAAATTGTTGAAATTGTTGGGATTGTAAAAATGCTTTATCCATAATATGAATATTTTGTTTAGGAATGACAAATGCACGATCTATTGTTTTTGCCACCAGAAAATTATTTTTTCGAGTTATGGAATTTAGATTGTCCTCAATAGTAAACAAAGGCCATGGGATACTTCTTTCAGGCCCAACAGTATATCCATTAAGTATAATGTTAGCAATGCTAAAAGCAAAATCATTTCTATAATTAGTATCTCTTATACCAAACAGGGCTCGATAGTATCCATAGTTACGTTGAATACGGCCTATTAAATCAAAAAACATTTTAGTGACTTCGGTTTTTCTAAATAAAACAACAGTGGCCCATACCATTGGTAAACTTATTGGTCCCATTTCATCTTGATTTAATCCTGCAGGTGTAGTCATTCTGTATTGCAATCTGTAATCAAAATTTTGTTCAAACAACTTTATTAAAGTATTATCTAATATTAAATAATCAACGTCAATTAATATAGTTTCGTAGTAGGGGCTAAATTCGTATACTCTATAACGATCAAAATTACGCCATTCGATAACCGTTTGCTCTTTTGTGAATCTAACATTGCCATCTTTACTTTCAACCATTATAATTTTGTCGAATAATGATGGTTCTGGTACTTCACTGTCAGTAACTAGGGTAACAGGTAGATTTAAAAATTTTTTTATTAACTTTGTTGAATTGACTGCTAGATCTACGTAACTAACTGTTTTACTGTTAAAAGCAAATAATAAAACACCTCTAGACTTTCCTAATTCGTTTAAGTTCTTCATGCTTTTGATGCCATTCATTCATTGCTTGTTGATAGTGTGCACGGGCTTTGTCTAAAAACTCTTGTCTGTGTATTTCAATTGGATTTTGATAAGTGTCTTCAAGATATAATATATCATTGGGCCATGTTGCGGCAAATGATAGTAATTCAGGCGTCAATAAAAACATACCATTATTGTATGGCATATGTAGTTCTGTTAATACACGTTCTCTTAAGATTCTTTTATTGATTTGATAATCGGTAGCAAGTTTCACTTGCTCAACTAATTGAGAAACACTATTCATAATTTTTTAAATTAACCAACGGTTGGAGTTCCCCAAGTATTAGCAATATATGTAGTTGCTGGGGGGTTTATAGCACAAGTCATAGCTAAAGTTATATTTATACTATCTGAAGGTTGGGTGCTACCAGTACTAGCAGAATATGCACCAAATGTTAAAGTAATGGTATTGCCATTAGCACCGTATGATCCAGCAGTACCATTAGTGTTTACATTAAGATAGATATAATCTCCCGAATAATAACTAGTACTGTTTATTCGGCATCTTTCTGTAGGACTTGTAGATTGTCCATAATAACCACCAGTAGTCGTATCAGTTACTACTGTACCTCCAGTACCTACTCTGGCATTAAATGAATTAGCTAACATTACTTTATAATTATAATTTGTTTGAGCTAAGGTTTGAATGCTAGTACCGCGCGAAGTTCCTCCTGAATTTGTAAAACTGTTGTAATACACATAAACGTACCCACCAGCATTCCAAAAATATCTACATTGATCCACTGAGGCAAATGTCACAGTCCATGTCACAGATCCGCTTCCTGCCACCCCAGCACTAACATTTATTGTTATATTTTTGGTTGAAGTTGCGCTTGATGAATTTGTTGTAACAGGTATTCTGTTAGTATAAGCAGCAGTTAGAGTAGAAGATAATGTACTAATAAACGAAATTGTTGTTCCTGCAGTAGGAACACTAATATTTGAATATCCTGCACCAGACTGGTGTTTTCTTGCTCCATTAACCGTATTTATTAAACTAGCCCACTGTGCAGCGGTAACTGTGGTCGATGCGCTAACGTTTGCCACTGCAGTTTGTCCGTATCCAGCATTACCTCTACCAATTCCCCAAACGGTGTTAATCTGTCCACTAACATTTGCGCCGGCGGATCCACCCGCAAATCCATTGTAATCTGATGCTTGAATTAATCCGCCACTGGCATATGTCATTTCAATACCCTTTTAACTATTTAATTTTACTATACAAAGCACTAAATCTTCGTCTTCTGTATACTTATTTTCTAGTGCACGACCGATAACATTAAAAGGAGTTATTTCAGATTTTTTTGCTACTCTGGCTAGACCATTTCCTGCACTTACTAGTCTATCACCTTTTCGAACTTGACCAATTGCTCTAACCGGTACCCGACCAGTAACCGCAATAGGTGGATGGGTATCATCATCTCCTGCTGCAGCATTCATTAAATAACCTGCCTTTGTACTCACTACACCTAAAATGTCATCGCTGAGTTCACGATCTTCTAAAGTCACTTCTGCAGACCCGCCCATAGTCAGCACTGTGCCTGGACTGTAATATGCATCTGCTTCAAATCTTTCTGCCAAGTCAGCATATAGTGCTGTGATAGAACTTCCAATAATATAGTCGCCTCTGACATTACCAACGCAACGTATATTTCCTTGCACACTCATGCCGCCTAAAATTCTTACTGCACCAGTTACGTTACTGGTTGCATTTTCTGTGCCATTTATAAACAGATAAGAAGTTACATTTGCATTTCCTGAATATAAATTGCCTAATACAGTAACATTACCATTTGCTTGGATACTATTACTAGTGAAGATATTACCAGTTAAACCAATTCCGCCTACTACTCTTAATGCACCTGTTGCATTACTGGTTGCTTGACTACCCTGAGTAGTTTGAATATATCCAGTAGTTTCTAAAGCACCAGTTAGTTGTAAATTAGCAATTGTGGTGCTACCATATTCTCCGTTAATAGTGATAGCGTCAAAAGGAACACCGCCTACATTGGCTTGAATTTTGGTGTCTGCATCAATATAATTATTAAATAATAACGAAGTTGTACCACTTTGTTTGATAATAAAATTATTAGACGTACCTACTTTTAATCCATTTGCATTGTTTACCACAACTACGCCAGTAAAGAAACTGTCAACATCATTTCTTGCATAGTTTGCTGCTGCAATATTACCCAATTGATCAGAGTTAGTTGTGTTGCCTTGAAATTTAAAATCTGTTCCCGATGCTAATTGGAATCCGGGTTTGACTTGACTAAATCCAGAAATTACTGTTTGTGGTGTAAAAGTTGCATCTTTGCTGATAATACCAACTCTAGTAACACCGATGTTTACACTTAACACATTATGCGCTACATCTGTGTTATCAGTGATTTGTTCAGGAGTAACACTTCCACCAGTTGAAGTAAATGCTGGGCCAACTACTACCCAATCGCCGCCATCATAAACTCCTAACTGGTTATTTACTGTGTCCCACCATCCAGCACCAGTTACTGGATATTGCGGTGCGGTTGCGTTAGCAGTAATACTACCAATGGTTCTCCAATCAGTTCCTGTGAGAACCTTAAGATTTCCGCCGGAACCTGCACTATCCCACCATAGTTGTCCTTCTAATGCATTTGTGGGTTCGGAATCATTATTCCAATTTTCCAACATTCTAACATAATTGGTGTTCAAGAACTGTCCATAGTTGGCATAGTTTTTACCAACTAAAGTCAATGGGGTAGATGTTGTGTTTACCGTTCCGTCGGCAATTGTTGCAAGTAAATTGCCGTTTGTTAAAGTAATATTATAAGCCATTTGCTATTTCCACTTTTTAATATTTATCCTGCTAATTTATAGGTTAGTACTCAAATTGGTCAGGCTTTGAATTCTAATTGTGTAATCGATTTGAATTAATCTATTTAAGGATTTTTGTACGGGATGAAATACCACATGAGTAAGTAATCTACCGTTTTCACTTAATAAACCCAATTCATCAAATACATAAGTTCCACTCATTGACGCACTGTTATCAAATGCTTGTTGCCCGCTAGGTTCTGTGTAATCTAATAGACAACTAATAAAAATGTCTGAATATATAGTTCCAGGAGTATGACGAATTTCGATGTAATTTCTAATAGGATCTGTGTTTAATGCACTAGTATTATCAATTATTTTACTATAGGTTTGATTATATAAACTTGCACTTTGTCCGAATGTATTAGTAGGCAAATATGTGATTACCCCAGTTGTATCAATTGCTGTGGCGCCATTACCAAAAGCCATTCTACTGATGAATCCTGTGCTTTTATTGCCAATACTTTGGGCAAGACTTTCACTCATATTTTCATAATGAATAGCATTGCGTTTATCTGTCAGAATTTCACCAGTGTCGGGGCACCAAATTTTAACATGACCTTGAATCATTGCATCATTTTTATCTAACATTTTAATCCTATCAATTTCCAGTTTCTATAATTGTTTCACCAGATTCTGGATCTGTAATTTTTAAAAAACCCCTAATATAAATACCGGAACTTTCATCGGGTTTTTTTGATTCTGATTCTTTTTTTTCTTGTAAATCTTTTTCAGTATTGGTATTTATCATGATTTTTTATAGGGTTATTTAAGCGTATGTGACCCCATTGGTTCCCACTGCATACCACGCACCAAAAGCAAAGGAACCCATATAAACCAAAGTACAACCATCGCCTACGTCATTGAAGGTAATTGTCCCTGATGCCCCGCTTTTCCATCCGGCCCGGGAAACTGTTAACGTGCAATCTCCCCCATCTGCAGTCATATAAAATATTTTGAAAAATCCATCAGTCTGACTTGCACCAAGATCTGCTGCTATTGCTCCAGAAGATGTATCAATATAACATAGTGACATATTATTTGCGTCTGCGATTGTATTACCTATGTCAATTCCATCCGATAATTGAGACCCTACAAAGAAACTTGTAGTCTGCGATTTGTATGAACTTACAGTATTACCAACAGTAATTGTATTACCTACCACAAGATTACTTCTTATATTAGCATTGGTACTAAGTAAATTTCCTGTAACATTGGCATTGGCATTTACAAATAAATTACCAGTTAAGGTTGCTCCTTGAGTCAAATTAGCATATTGTGATACAATAAAGTTTTGACCTACATATAGATTTCCGCCTATCCCGGCGCCGCCTGCCACAGTAAGTGCTCCGCTATATGCGCCAGTCGATATTGTTACAGAACTTACACTTACGTTAGGAGCAGTAAGATTACCATTTGCTCTAATGTCTTGTCCGAAAAATTTAATATCGCCAGGATCAGACACATCAGTGCCAATACGTACATATGCATTGATGTGTGTAGTGTTACCTGCTGTGATATACACTAATCCCGGTGCAGCATAATCGTTAGTAGATTCGCTGAACACAGAACAGTTTAACATCATGATGCCTGTTGCCTGTTTGGTTTTATGTTGTAAAACATAAGGGGTGTTAGGGTAGTTTGTAACTCTCCCACTCGAACCAGGACTGCCCTCAAGCATATACGCCATGGCTGCGTAATCAAATGCGTTAACGCTACCACTACCATTAATATTCATCGAAGGTCTTACAGTTATTCTTTCGTTTGTAGTGCCAGGTGCAGTCCTACTAACAGTACCTGCAACATTTCCTAAATTTATGTTGCCTGTAGTAACTGTGCTGGCAAAAATATAATCAGTTATAGAAGATAAATTGGCTCTCAGAGTTTCTATCGTAGCATTTCCACTGACAACTGGGAAAATAGCAGTTGTATTTGCAATTAAGTTTGCTGCAGATATTTCGTTTAATTCGCTTATTTTAACTGTCATAAAAATACCTTCTTGTTATATTTATGGTAATAATCCCTGTTTCAAAAAGTTGACCTGAATACTGCTATTACTCATAAACAATGGTGCTCTTGCATTTTCTACTGGAATTTCGGTTACTAGAATATCTCCAGCCTCAGTACTAATATCTAATCCACTTTCTGTTTCTATAGTATCTGTGGCAACTGTGTTCCAAAGGTTACTTCTAATATAAGTATTTCCAGTGTAAAATGTACCAAAACCGGCAAAAATATAATCACTATTTGTAATAGCAGCAGGTGTAGTTAAATTTGCAGAAGTGTCGCTTGTAACATTTGCAATAGTACCAATCAAAGTTCCGGCCATGTCAAAAATTTGTTTTCCGGGGTTAAGTTCTGCTGTGAAAATTGTATTTGTTCCTATTATTTGTGCAGTGTTAGTATCTGTGGTTATATTGCCTGTGTAGTTTATAGTTAATAAAGAAACGTTCGAAGTCGGCGTATAGGAATAATTTGCACTATCTAAAATAACTTGTGCCTGACTGCCATCATATACGGTGTTTCCAATAAAGTGATTTTTAGCCCCGGTGCCGCTAGTGCCTCTTCTTAGTTGACCCAACACATTGTCCGAATCATTCTTGTAATAGTAAACAATTCTTTCACCGTTAATCCAAACTACACCAGGACTTGTGCCACTAGCACCGGGTGTAGAAAGCACTGCAGCATTAGCAACGTGTATTGTAGTATCGGAAAAACTTAAATTTTGAGTAAGAGTGGTAGATGCAGATCCGTCAATTCTTAGATAACTTACATTATCATTCATGTCTTTGAATATTTTATATGCAAGTTTTTGATATGGTTCCGAAGCAGATGGTGCATTAAGCAATTTCATTGTACAACTGGCTACAATTGGCTGTATATTGGCCCCATAAACAACTACGTTAGGAGTTTCAGTGTAACCAGATCCAGATCCAAATACAGTGAAACTTACAGCAGATCCATTGCTGTTAAGCACTACACCTGCATCTGCTGGATCAGCAAATGGGCCACCACCTTCTATAACCACATACACTGTATTTGCGTCAAATCCAAAACCAGGATCTATTACTTGAATATAATCTACCCCTATTCCAGCATTAGTTTGCCAATCACTGTATGCACTTGAAGTAGGATCTGCTGCAATAGTGTAAACTGATAATTCTAATGTATCATAAACGCGCCCGGGCAATAATTCTTCTGGTGCGTGACTACCATAGGGACCAACATTGTAAAGCGCAAAATCTGTAGTTGAAAAACTTGTAGATGTAGTATGTGAGTTTACTGTGTAATAAACCAAATTTCCGTAATTAACTAAATCACCTTTATCATAATATGTATTAGCAGTCCATGTTCGATAGTAATCGTAAACATAAGGACCACCATCAACAATAATATCTTCTGGTTTTATTCCCAAAGTGCTGTCTGTATAACTGCCAGTAATCACAGTATCTAATAGATCTTCACTGATAACCACAGTTCCGTCAGAATCTAATTGGAATGGGTCAAATGGTATAAGGTCGAATCCTCCCTGATCAAACCCCCCACTGTCAGAATATAATGGAGCCTCTAATTTTACCCCGGGATAATCAATACCTTCTTCTAATAGACTAAAATCCTTGCCGGGCAAACCTAATTCTGGTTGATAATATGCTTGAATACGATCATTTGCATTCAAAAATTTATCTACATCATAAAGTGTAAGCCCATTTAAATTAAATGTCGAGCCCGACACATAATTTATTCTGTTAACAATATACGCATTACCGTTATAATTTACAATCTGACCTAGTTCAAATGCGGTGTTAGGTTCCCATGGTATGACTGTAGTTCCATAAGTAATACGATCATATTTGATGTAAGTTTTAAGTTTTCTAACATAATCATTTGCTAAATTTGCTCTAGCAATTGCGCCTGTACCGTTACCGCCTTGAATTGTAATCACAGGATTACTTAGATAATTTGATCCAGAATAGAGTAAATCTATTCTACTTACTGCCCCATTGGTGATGTATGCTTTTGCCACTGCATTGTTTTGATTTGAACTTCCGGTTATTGTTATAACCGGTGGTACAGTATATCCACTACCTGCATTTACAACTTCAATACTGTCAATATAGTATCCATAACTAAATAACCAGTCCCTGTACTGAGGCAATTGTAAATATCTGGCATCCTCGATAAATTCTCCACTAGGACTTCTGTTAATATTTAGAACTGTGTCATATATAGGAGGAACATCAAAATCTGTAGTGTAACCAGTAAAGTTGTCTGATCCTTGATAATTTTGAACAAATTCTCTTATAGTTGTACTGTAAGGTTTTACTTCTTCTAAATATTGTCTATAATAAGTTTGAATGTTATTGGAAAATATCTGAGGTTGGGTAAACGCATTTAATTTTTGATATGCAGTTATAAAACTGGTTTTAAATACCCAATCTACAAACTTTTGCTCGTCAAACACATAATTTATTAAGACAAAAAACAGTTTGCCGAATTCTGTGTCAAGGTCACTGACTAATATATCATCTCTAAGTGTTTCTAATATTTTTCTTGTTTCTATGTCAGGATTTTGATCGAATCTGTTAT